GGAAGGACGACCGGGCCGACGGTAAACTCCGGTGGGATCTTCTTCCTTTGGCTGAGATAGAGGATATCGTGAGGGTATATACGGAAGGAGCCAAGAAGTACGCTGATAACTCATGGCAAGATATACCTGATGGATTCAGTCGTTATCTAGGTGCACTCATGAGGCACTTAGTCGCTTATACGAAAGGGGAGAGATATGATAAGGAGGGATTCATGCATCTATCCGCCGTATGCTGGAACGCCATAGCGTTATTATATTACGATAAACATAACAAAGGGCTTATAGAATGGAAGAGTCAGGAAAAAGAGTAGTAGATGAGAGATTAAGAGCTATCGACAAAAGAACAGGTAAATACGTTAATGTAATCAAGCGCACTATTGATGATAGCCTATTCCCGATAGTTAAGTATCTCAGTTACAGTTATAATGAATTAAATTATGATTATGTAAAGAATCTGAATTTTGATGTAAACGTAAATTGGGAGCAGCGTAGATATCAGATTGTTAAGGATTTATTATCTAACAATTTCGATGGGAGAAAGATGAGTATAGATGAGGTAGATAATGCTATATTTACCGCCGATTTGATTATTAATAGATTAACAACTATTTGAGATGGTAAGAATTGATTTTTTCACGAAGAAAGACGCTGAGTACAGCGACTACATGCGGTATATTATCGCCAACACATTACAGGAGTATGAGGGTGAGGTTACGTTAAACCAGATCCCGGAGAACAAAGCCACGGAGGAGGAGATATCCAAGTACGGTATAGAGGTATATCCTACTATTATCGTCAGTGGAGATAATATGGATGGCTTTAATAAACTTGAGGGGATGGCCAGAAAAGCTGATCTTATTAACATCATGTCGTTATATGACAAGAAATAGGCTTATGACGATAAGGGATAAATATTTTGGCTGGAAAGATATATTCTTTGACAGGTTCGTGCATTGTTGTAATGAAAAAAGTGATCAACCACAAGGAAGTAATATACCTCTAGCCAAAATAAACTTCGATAACAAGACAGGATATGTGGAGGACGGGACTATTAATATAGCCGAGCTTCTTCAATATCTTTGGATAAATAATAAGGTCTATGGGTGTGAATATGCACCCATAGATATACCCTCTGTCTTGCAAACATTGATTAGATTGACCGAGAACGCTAAACATATGTTTGAGGATCAACCGGGTGTGTATGACATGATTCCATATAGAGGGTTTTTCCTTAGAGATGACTTTTTATCCGGGAAAGATTATTCACTTGATTTGGATAAAATAGTGAGCGGGATGGGAGGATGGTATGGAGAGGATGAAGACCCATGCTATTCGATGTTTGTTAGCCAAGATCAGATATGGAACTTAAATCCGATATTAAAGGTATTAGCTGATGAGGGATCTATTCTAGCCAAGGAACTTGGGTATGATATGAACTCATATGTCAGCGATAATGGATACACGATATACAACCCATATCTGTCATGGATCAATCATTACTATCATTATTGCCCGACATTTAATGAGGATAAATTAAAGCCTTGGGATAGGGTAGAGGATAGAAAGAATAAGTTCAAGATGACGGATAAGGTCAAGAGAGGTGCCAATAACTGGTACTATTCAGGCGGGACTATATCTTGCGTGGATAGCTTCTTAGGGAAGAAATACAGGAAGAATCTCCGGACTTTCATATATCGTGGAATAGTGTTCTTTCTGGATCGGATATGGCATACGTCTTTATTTGATAGGATGGGCGTGAAAATGAAGTACAACGCTTATTATTGCTATGCCGCTACCTCCGGGATATGGTATGATAAGGGATTCAAAAGAAGACTAGCCAAGAGGTTTAACAGGTCGTTGAGCGGCGGCGGGGAGCTGTTCGGGGCTAACCTAGCCTGCATGGTATGTGACCGTAAGGATATCGATTGGGAGGCGCTTCGTTTTTGGCTTGAAAAATACGATGATCCTACTGATAAGGGTATGGTGAATAGTCCTATCCAATTTATGTATTTATATTTATATTACACTTTTAACAAATAACTTGAAATGAAGAAGATAAATGACTGGGTTATAAAAACATTTGGGTTGAGAGGTTCATGGAGCTGGGCTAAGAAACAGATGTTAAATGGAGCGATCATTAAACGTAAGGCTACTACAGGGACATACAAAATAGCTATTGATAATGACAAGAATAGGTTACTTGTAGCCACATGGGGTCATCTAGATCAAAACCCTGTATGGGAAAGGTGTCCGCATAGTTTATTAGATGAAGATGCGGTTGATTATTTTGTTACAGCTCATAAGGAATTATCATATGGAGGTATAAAGATCAGAATGAAAGATGAATTTAACTATAATGATAAAATATCGAAAGCATGAAAAAGATTACCGATAAAGACGTAGAGGCTCTTAAAGCCGGAAAGAAGGTGACAAAAGGTTTTATCCATATGCAATTGGATGATAAGGGAAAATTGAACTTGTGGAGTGATATCAATATAACTGACAATTATAGAAGTCTTAAGATAGACGCTAACAAATTGTTTGATCATGGGATTCTTTCAGAGGAATATGATAAATTGAGAGTTATAAATATAGGACAACAGGGACGAAGGTAATGAAAGTGCATATTATTAATCATCGCTGCGGTGACGATGAAATAGAAGTTAAAAATGGCATACGAGTTTTTGATTGGGTTGGTAATGAGTTTATTATAAATCTAAATAATTTTGGGGAACTGGAAATAAATGGATTGAATGAAGGTTTATGCATTATACCTCAATACGGGAACCAAATTGTCATAAAGAAACAGATTTAAAGCAACGCATGACGCTATGGACTGGGAATTTAAGATTGAAAACATTGAATCATAATTTAATTTAATAGACATGGAGACTAAAATATGCAAGAAATGTGGTAAAGAATTACCAGTAGATAAATTCTATAAGAACAAATCACAAAAGGATGGGTTTGGATACTACTGTAAGGATTGTGTAAATGCCTACAAATCGTCCAAAAAAGCCAATGCAGATGGGGGGGGGTAAATTAACGAAAGTGTTTGCCAACCCGGGTCTAGCCAAATTCAAACCTAGAGAACTTATCGAGGAACTAAAAGCTAGAGGTTACAAAGGTACGCTCACCTATGAGCAGGTAATAACATTATAATACAATTTAAAAGATGGCAAAGAAACAGTTAAAAATCCCGTTTAAGGACGGGAGACCATGTAAATGGGTTAAGGATGTTCATGATGAGGAACGCGATAATTATGAGTTTGATGAATGCCTTGAGATATACGGGTTCGTCCGTGGATGCTCCTCCGCCGTAATGATATTAAGACCGGCAAATGATCATGGAAAGGATTTCAATTATGTCAACAGTATCTATTATCAAGTGTTCTTGACGGATAGCAAGGAGATAATACAAAATATGATGCATGGGATCATATACGGGAAATAGACTTTTGTTAAGAGGGGAGAAAATTTTGGTATAAAATTGGTTAAGGTCTTACCTAAGATACATAAAATATCCCTTGATATGATCGCAAAGGATATTTTTAGGTCTGAAAATAAATGAACAATATGAAAGTATTATCATTATTTGATGGGATATCATGTGGATATCTAGCATTACAAAGAGCCGGTATACCTATAGAGACTTACTACGCCTCGGAGATAGACAAGACATGTATAAAGGTAAGTCAAAAACATTTTCCTAATATTATTCAATTAGGGGATGTTAATAACTGGAGAACATGGGATATCCCTTGGAAAGACATAAATCTGGTCATGGGAGGGTTCTGTTGCCAGAGCTTCTCTAGCTCAGGTAAGGGTAAAGGATTCATGGACGCTCGTGGAAGGCTTTTCTTTTGCTTCTCGGACATCGTAAAGCATTTAAGGAAGGAGACCAAAGGTAAGGTCCTGTTCTTGGGCGAGAACGTCCGGATGCGGGATGAGCACCGCTGGGTGATTACCGAGGAGCTTGGCGTGGAGCCGGTGGAGATCGATAGCGCCTTGGTCTCGGCACAGACCCGGCATCGCCTTTATTGGTGCAATTGGCCGGTAGAAATGCCGAAAGACAAGCATATATCATTGGATGATATTCTAGAGCATGACAAGGGTTGGAATCCGGGAGCCATAAGAGGGAGATATATAGGGACCATTGTCGGTGGAAGGATAGGAGAGGACGGGCATCGAAAGGATTGTGGCAAGGACATAAAAATAACGCAATGTCTGGAGATAAGAAAAGATAAGAATACCACTCCCATCAAGAAAAGTAATTGCCTGACAACAGTCATGAAAGATAACGTGATATCATCGTTGCCTCCCGGAAGATATCCTAATGCCTTTGACATGAAAGACAAATTCAGATACCTGACCCCGGTGGAGATGTGTAGGCTACAGACATTGCCGGATGATTACCTTGACTGGATAGCCCCAAATACGGCCATGTCTTTAGCGGGTAACGGATGGACAGTGGATGTGATAGCCCATTTGCTAAGAAGCATCGAACGTAAGCAGATAAATGATATTGTAAAGGAATTTCGCAAGATTACTGATGAGCTTATGTTCGGGTCATTAGAAACGGATATAATGTGACATGTGAAGGTAAACACGAGCAAAATGAGACCATACGGAAGAATCAAGACAGTTAAGGGATCTTTATGGAAAAAGGATATACATCCACCGAAAGGGCACAAGAATTGGTGGGATGACATATGCGATCCTGTACCTAGAAGTACTATGAAGCTTAAATTTAAAACAGAGTTAAGAGATGATTATAAACAAGAAATGGTCAATGCCGAACAGCGAGACATTCAGCATAAAACCGATAAGGGAACTTATAGATAAATATCGAGAAGAGGGGATGGTTATAGTGGATCCATTCGCCAGAAACAGCGATATAGGGACAATCACCAACGATCTTGACCCTGATACTAAAGCTATGTATCATAAAGACGCCACAGACTTCCTGCGTGGTCTTAAGGATAATATGGCTGATATGGTATTATATGATCCACCATATTCTCCGAGGCAGGTATCTGAGTCATATAAAAGACTTGGAGGATCTGTTAATATGCAAACAACGCAATCTAGTTATTGGGCTAGGCAGAAGAATGAGATAGCTAGGATCACCAAGAAAGGCGGGGTGGTCATTACCTGCGCATGGAACTCCGGCGGTATAGGGGCCGGTCTTGGTTTCGAGCAGCAGGAGATTCTTCTCGTGACTCATGGGGGATGGCATAATGATACGATTGTTACTGTAGAAAAAAAGATCAAAGGTTAGATGAAAGAAAGGATATTCACCACAAAAGAACAGGGGAGGGTGCTGGTTGAGGCCGGCCTCCCTATCTCCACCGCCATCGGTTTCAGAGACAAGTATCTGGATCAATTACATTCTATGGAGGATGACGCTGGTCGTATAGGACTGATCGAGGCCGTTACCCCAGACATATCCAACCCTGTTTGGGATGTAGGGACGTTACTGAATTTACTCCCATATGAGATAGAGGGTTGTACATTCGAATGTTATAAGCTAGAACATGCATGGTCTGTAACGTATAGAGATATAGATGAGATCCCTATATATTGGAGTAGCGAGAAACTTCTTGTAGACACATTGTTTTCGATGATGATGGAATTACTTAAACATAAGATTATATGAGCATAAAGCAAATAACAAAATTAAGGTACAAAACGAAAGATAAGCCTCCTATAGAAGGGGTTCCTCTTTTAGGATACAACAAAAAATATAGCTGTCCGTGGGAAGTAATGTACAGGAGAGGGGATAAGTACTACACCTGCATGAAGTATGATGCTGAATTTGAAACATATCCACCGGAAGAATATGAATATTTATATCCATGAAAATATGAAACAAGTAACAAGAATAAGATACAAAACAGAGGATAATCCGCCTATGGCTAATGTCCCTCTTATAGGATACAGCAAAAAATATGACTGTTGGGTAGCGTTAGTATACAGAAAAGGGGATAACTATTACACCAATATGGAGTGCGATGTTGAATATAAGACATCTCCTCCAGATGAGTACGAATACGTATATCCGTGAAAACTAGAAGGGATATATTTATATTTAAGCATGATTAATATTATTTTAATATTATTCATGCTTTTATTTTTGTTTAAATTGTATTTTTGTATCAACATTAAAAACCAGATTGTTATGGATGGAGACAAACAAAAAGTCAATGAACTTACGATGAGGACGCTGGGTTCTCATTATGGCGGATATGCCTATGTAAAGGTAAAAAATCGTCAAGCTGATGTAAAGATAGATTGGAGGTTGTTGAGAGCTATAGAAGAAGGAGAGGTGGAGATAGACAACGAGAAATACCATCTATCCGGGATAGAGTATGTAGCTAAAAGATATCAGGACATGTTTTACGCTGGTCGTGATATTTATTATTTCAAGGGCATAGGAGGGCATGGGATGACCGATCTTCTTAGAAACGCTATAGATGATTTACTGGACACCATAAGTAGTAGAGAGGCTTATCGTAGTGCAGAGCATAGAGTGTACGCCCAAATGAATCAACTTACTGAAGCGGGAGCTATGATCAGCTTAGCTATTGAATTACTAACATCTAATATTCGTCATAGTTATGGAGAAATTAATTTTGAACGATATCCAAGACCTGTGGAGGTGGAGGGAGAAGATAAACATTGATGACTTTAGAGAGGAGCCTATGGCTGAGGATATGCCACTCTATTTCCCATGCGCTGTTATTTGGCATGTTGATTATGGTGAGCATGACGCTGATAATTATATATGTTATGGTTTTGTTTATGTAACAGAAATATTAGGGATATGAACATTAAAAAACAGATAATTCTTGACGATAAAGACTATGAGCGATTAGTGCACGATGCCAATCTCAGTGATGATGAGATAAAAAGCAGAATCGCAAACGCTCTAACCACTGATATGGTATTTAGTTTCGATTTTGATGTAAACAAAAAAGTTACGGGGAATATGAGGATCGAAAGTGCTACCCATAATCTAGGATATAACGAATATGATAATATCGTAAGGGCTAGAGACGAGAATATTCACCATGCTGTTTATACAGCTATATATGATTATCTTGAGAAAATAAAGAGAGATAATAATGAGCTAAGCGCAAAAGATTGGATATTATTCACATCTATAATCTTATTTGTTTTTATGATGGGATTTATAGGTGGATGGTTGGCATTTAATTGATTAAACAATGGATAATTTAAAAAACATACAAGATATAACCGGTCTTACGTCAGAAGCTATATTCAATATACGTAAACCTGTTGATTATATGTGTAGTGATATAGACAGTCATATAAAAGATATCGAGACACAATGTGATTATATTATGGATGGGGATGAGGAGGATGTTAAATATTATTCAAAATCAATCAAATCAGACGTAGATTCTTATTTCGAGGATATACAGTCAAGGGTAGAGAATCTCCGTGATTGGGGAGAGCAGTGGAAAGTACTGGCTAAAGACCTATTTGATGAGTTGATGAAAGTAAATAACGATAAGACCATAAACGACTATCTGTCTTATGAGGCATTGAATAAGATTAAGGAACATTTAAAATAAAACTATAAACATGAATAAAAGAAAAACCAAAAAAAGACTCCATTTAAATAATAAAGAATTTCAAGTCTTATTTCGTTCAGGCAAGAAATACTTTAGATATGCGATAAATAATCTATGTCTTGCTTTTGGATGTTCTTCATTAGAATATTGGATATACTTCTTTGAAGGTAAAAGAGTTGATGGGAGTATATATTATAAAAGCATTTCACGACTAGTTCTTAGATAATGATAAATTAACAAAATAAATAGACATGAGCAAATTACTATTTTTTGATTTAGAGACAACCGGAGTTAAGTTCTGGAGAAACGGGATACACCAAATAGGAGGGATCGTGGATATCGACGGGCAGGAGACCGAGAGGTTTGACATCCGCCTAGCCCCGAACCCTGCCGCCACGATAGAGCAAGAGGCGCTGGACGTGGCTGGAGTTACCTTGGAGCAGGTGCAGTCGTATCAGCCTATGGAAGAAGGGTACAGGCAGTTAATTGGTATATTATCCAAATACGTGAATAAGTTCGATAAGAGGGATAAAATGTATTTAGTGGGGTATAACAACGCTGGATTCGATAACAACTTCCTACGGGCTTTATTCCAGCAATGTGGGGATAAGTATTTCGGATCATGGTTCTATCCTAACTGTATGGATGTATATGTTATGGTGACACCGTTCCTGATGGGTGTAAGAAACGATATGGAGAACTTTAAGTTGATGACCGTAGCCAGAACTATGGGTATTGAGATCGACGAGAATAAGCTTCATGACGCTACTTACGATATTGAGCTGACTAGGGATATTTTCTATCGTATAATTGGCAAAATGGACATTAAGCTATGAGGGACATTTTAGAGGCGATGCATGATTATCCGGATGAGGCGCTTGGGTTGTGTTTCTTTTTGATAGTGGTTGTCTGGTTATTGTCAGGTATATTTGAGAAAAAAAATGAATGATAAACTCGATGAGATACTGGACCTACTAAGATCTCAAAATGAGATGATTAAGGATATCCACGATTATGTGAAAGAAGTTACCAGCGAGAAGTATATAGGAGAATCCAGAATGACAAACTTCTCTATTAACTTGGCCGCTGATATACTTACCGAGGCTATCAGTCCTAAGATAAAGGGGATGATGGTGGATCTATTGAAGAAACAAGGATGGAAAACCGAATGAAATATGGGGACTTACGAGAGAAAAGTAAATCAATTAAAGGATTTGATGATAAGGAAATACAAATCGGCTTACGATAAGTCTAAGGAAATGGACATAGATATAAGCTCGATGACATATCTTCCAGAACCGGACGTATTCAATGTTATGTATACTGAGCATATGTCCGTTATTCTTGATCGGGTCAATAAGATCATAGATGATAACAAGGATAAGCTCAAGAATCCAACTTGCGCTACTTGCGTACATCTACATGACCATGAGTGGGCGAAAAGATACGGGAAAGTATGTTGCTCCGTTTGGCAAGTGTGTGACCATTATATAAACCCTAATAGGAAATATGATAGGAAGCAAAAGACTTATGCGAGACGGCCAAGCAACAAGGCTTGTCCTAATTATGAGTATGGTGATGATAATTTTGAAAACAGAAGAAGATGTATAAAAGAAAAGAATACCCAATAAAGAGCTATGTGCCGATGCGCACCAACAAGGATAGGACGTGTATCTGCTGTGGCGATACGATCCCAGCCGGCAGCAGTAGGATGATACCTAGACACGCTAAGGCAAATCACGGTCTATGTTTCCCATGCTTCAGGAAATGGAGAGATACCGGAGGAGATCTTAAGCTTATGAACAACCCAGGAGATGCGAAGAAAGAATATGTCATACATATGTCTAATATCCTGAAAGGGAATTGTGATATAATAAAAGGTCGAAAGCTTTACGTGGCTTTTAAAAAGGCGATAAACGGCGGAAAGAAGATCGTTATCAAATTTGACACTGATCAACCGATATCTATGTCAACAAGAGTCATGAATCCTTCATTCGGGGAGATTATGGATGAGTACGGCAAGGACATATTCCAAGGTAATCTCAAACTGGTAGATGTCCCAAAAGGGGTTAAAGACTTGATAGTTAACTATATAGAAAAATATCGTAAATTATGAATATAAAAACATTTATATACATGATCCTGACATTCAGGAGAGTAGATCCTATACCTAAGAATATAGGTCTTATGTTAAGTACAACGTTCTGGATATCTATAGTATGGATAATATCCAACTTTACTATATTGATAATGAGATTAATAAAATAGACAAGATGAAACAAGGAGACGTGATATACAAGAATGGTGTGGAGCTGCTTGTGGTATTAAGCTACGACCATAATGAGCCATGTAAGGGTTGCTTCTTCTACGAGGATAAGGCGTGCGGATCAGAAAGACTGATAAAATGCTGGGATTGTAAAAAGGAATATATATTCACGGCTATACGTAAATATAATACGACTGAACTGTGCGGAATAGTAAAAAGATATGAGGAGACGTATAAGATAATACTTAAAACAATCAAGAAGATTGAGAAAGAATGTCAAAAATATGTTATCTGGGATACTGTGCATGTGATGTTGAAAGATGATGGAGAGCTTATTATAAAAGCCTTATCCAAGGATAAGTCCGTGCTTTTAAATGATTTCATTATATACATCAACAATAATGGGAGTATAGACGAAGAGGACTATGATCTATTATTAACTAAATAATTGATAGTACAAATGGACAAATCAAACAAAATAGAGAATCTAGCAAACAAGTATGTTGAAAGGCATATAAGAGATAGACATCTAAGCGATGATACGATAAAAGAAATAAAAATAGCTTATATTATGATTATAAAAGATTTTATAGCTATTGTCGATAAATCTACATCAATGAATGAAGATGATATAATATACGTCGTTAACAACATATCATCAATATTATATGAACCTGTAGAAATCTCTAATACCGATAAAAAAATATTGGAGATAGGGATAGCGCTAGGCCTAAAGAGCGCCATATCATGTATATTTGGTTCATTATTAAAAGATGATTGCAATATAAAAGATGAGATAATTGATATATCTAAACATATAAAAGAAAAATTAATATCAGATAATCATGGATAATAAACAACTTTATAAAATAACGTTGACAAGGGAACAGCTAATGCTGATATCCCAATGCGTGGAAGACATCAGTAGATTCGCCGCTGGCGACATGGACCTACAACATACGACAGATACGTTGATAAATGATATGGATGGAGCGGAAACGCTAGGGATAAGAAGCTTTATAATCAATAACTCACGAGCGATAAGAAGAAGACTGTTCCCTGATCTTGGGGATTATGAGCATATAGGATATGATGGGGGTAGTAAGGATAAGATAAATAGGAAGAGACTTATCGGTAACACCTACCAGATATATAGGTCGATATTACATCAGTTGGCCATTGACGAGAATTGGAATAACGTGTATAGCGGTATTACGTTACCTTCAGGTGATATGGGAACAATTAAAGTGGAGAGGGTTGATGATGAACGGGAAAGTAAGGGCGTTTAACGGGGATATGGGTATGGCGATGTCCGTATTCAAGGATATGGTAGGGAAGGTAAGATTTGTTTTTGCCGACCCTCCTTATAAGATAACCCAGGCAAGATACGACAAGGAGGGATTTGATTATAAGGCGATGTGGGAGGTAATCCAAAAAAATGCTGTGTCCGTACGGGGTGGTAGCCGTCACCTGTTCCCTCACGGCGGCGG